AAAGTAACAGGTTCAGGAACAATAACATTTAGTTAAAAACTATGGCAATAACAAAAATAGGCACACCGGAATTATTTGACTTCAGCGCAACAAACACAGCGCTTCAATTGCCAACGGGTGATACGGCTTCAAGACCTGCAACACCTAGTACAGGCGAGTGGCGTTTTAACACTACTGAAAATTACGTTGAGTTTTGGGATAGCACAGCATGGAGACAGATAGACACTGAGGCTGTTGCATCAATAGTAATAGCTGCGGAGAACTTCAACACTAACACCTATTTCGGTAATGGAGCTACTCAAGCAATAGAACCTAAGTTTAATGGGGCTGCAAATTTTAGTGGACCAACATCCGCAACAGTTAGTAATATTCAAACAGCTATTCCTGGGTCAATATTTAACACAAATACCTTTTCTATTTCGTTTTGGTACAAAAGAACTACTGCTGGTCAGTTTGAATATATGTTAGGAACATTTGACACTAATCTTTTAAATGGATTTGCAATTGGAACTTATAATTCTAGTGATGGATATAGGTTTGATATTTTAACAAGAAACGGGTCTATTACTTTAGGAAGATATCAAGGAGGTGCAAATGTGTTAAATGTGTGGACAAACATAGTAATGTCAGTTGATAATAACGATTGGACATTTTATCAAGATGGTTCGTTAATGACTGACTATACGGGTTATAGTCAACCAATGGCTGGTGGAACATATAACAATTCCAACACTTTATTTTTAGGTCAACCTGGTGCCTATCTTGATGAAGGAATGTATTCCTCATTTCTAGGCCAAGTAAGAGTATTTGATACAGCGCTTACAGGTCCTCAGGTAACTAATTTATGGACAAATGAAACAACAACAACAGCGGCTACATTAAACTTCCCAGCGGGAACAGGATGTATCGCTGCTTACCAGTTAGATGGTAATGGTAATGATGTAGGTACGACTACAGCTACTACTGTAGCTACATACCAGTTAAATGGACCTACTGCAGTTCCTTCTATACCTAGTAATACATATCCTGGAACACCTACTAGTATAACATATGCTGCTGGTAAGTTTGGTAATGCAGCTGTGTTTACAAGAAGTCCGTATATATCAATTCCTACAATGGGAGTATTTCTTGCTAAAAACACTTCTTCAATTTCAATGTGGATAAAAACTTCTGGAGCAAATAGTCCTTTAGAGTTCATTTTTGCTGACTATGCAGGAAGCAGTTTTAATCATTCTTTATCGGTATATCCCGATAACACTATAAGAAGGCAAACAAGATATAGTGGAACAGATTCAGCAGAACTTTCTTCAAGTGCAGTCTCTTTAAATGAATGGCATCACGTTGTAAGTGTTGTTAACGTTTCAAATAATACTCAACAATTATATGTAGATGGTTCTTTAGCAGCAACTGGTTCTATTCCTACGGGGTCTTGGAGTAGTTTAGGAAATACTGAAAAAGTTATTATTGGTGGACTTTGGGGAACAAATCAATCAAATAATTTACCCTTTGGTGGTGAAATAGACCAAGTAAGAATATTTAACTCAGCATTACCAGCATCAGCTATCACGGCTTTATATGCTGAAACAGTTGCAACATCAAGTTCAGCTAGTATAACTTATGTTGGTACTCCATTTAACGGCACAACAACAAACGTCGGATACACAGGCTTAAAATTTACTCCAGGGTTAGTTTGGACTAAATCAAGAAATACACCAAATCGTCATCAGCTTTTTGACTCTGTAAGAGGCGCTACTTTTGCTATAGAATCAGACACAACATTTGCTCAATCAACTGAACCTACAGCGTTAACAGCTTTTAATTCTGATGGATTTTCTTTAGGTTCTTCGGGCAATGTGAGTACCCTCGCTACAAGTTACGTCGCATGGTGTTGGAAAACAGCAGCAAGTACTACAACGATACCTGCAAGTGGTTCTCAAATAGCAAGTGATGTGAGGGCAAACGTTGCGTCTGGATTTAGTGTTGTAAAATATACAGGAACAGGAAGTACGGCTACTGTGGGACACGGTCTTGGTAGTGTTCCAAAGCTAATTCTTACAAAAGTTGTTAGTGCAGACGGTAATAGTTGGGCTTGTTACTCTGAAGAAACAGGAATAGATAATTATCTTGAATTAAATACAACTGCTGCAAAACAAGCATACACAGGTTATTGGGGGTCAGCCACACCAACCACTAGTGTATTCGGAGTTGTGAATGCAAATTTTAATAATAATGTTAGTGGTGCGAATATAATTGCGTATTGCTTTGCAGATATATCGGGCTATCAAAAGGTCGGGAGTTATACTGGGAATGGTTCTAGCACTGGGACTATTGTTGATACTGGATTTACTCCAGGGTTTGTACTAATTAAAGCAACTACAACCGATGGTGGTGGTGGAAATTGGATTATATATGATAACGTAAGAAGCACTTCAAATCCAAGAAATAAAAGATTATATCCTGATTTAAGTATTACAGAACAATCACAAGGGAATTATGATTTAGATTTTTTAACTGGGGCAACAAAAGGATTCCAACCTAAAGTCGCTGCATCTTCTTATGGATTTAATACACTTAATGTAGAATACATTTATTTAGCAATAGCATAATGGAATATATACAAAATAATAGTGCACTTTTAGATATTAATGTAGTGTACCACATAGTTAAATTAAAAAATAATGTCAATTAACGATATGAAAATATTGGGAATAAATACTTTAGTTATAGGAATTTCTATGACACATATAGATGTAATTTTAAAAATTTTATTACTTTTAGTATCAATTGGTTACACAATTCATAAATGGTACTTAATGTATGGAAAGAATAAGTAAACATATTACTCACAAAGAAGCTGTACACTCTAATACAGCACTACGCCTGAATCTTAAAAATATTCCAGATGATTACCAAGCATCTAATATGGTTGGTATTGCTACTCATGTTTTCGAGCCTCTTAGAAAATATGTAGGCGGACCTATAAAAATTAATAGCATGTTCAGGTCTGAAGATTTAAATACTGCTATCGGTGGTTCTATTACCTCGCAACATTGCCAGGGAAGAGCCATTGACCTAGACGACACCTATGGTCATAAAACTAATGCAGAGATGTTTCACTATATAAAAGACAATTTAAGCTTCGACCAGCTTATATGGGAATTTGGGACGGACGAAAATCCTAACTGGATTCACGTTAGTTATGTTTCTCAAGAAGAAAATAGAAATAAATGTCTTAGGGTAGAAAAAGTAAATGGCAAGAATTCTTATAGAGTAATATGAGTACTATAAAAAAACCATTTAAAGAAACTGCCGTGGGTAGGTTTCTTATTGAAAAAGCTCCTTCCATACTTGGAATTGTAGGAGATGCTATTCTTCCTGGAAATGTAATATCGGAACTTATATCTGGCAATAAAGAAATGTCAGAAGCAGATAAACATATTGCTTTAGAAAAATTAAGAATAGAGCGTGCTGAAATAGATGGAATTACTCGTAGATGGGTGTCCGATTCTAGAAGCCAAAGTTGGCTCGCTCGAAATATACGTCCACTAACTTTAGTGGTATTAGTTCTGGCTTATGTGGGAGGATGGTTTATGGGATTAGACACATCAGACACAGCCTCTCTTTTAACGTGGGTTCTTTGCGGATACTTTGGAGCTAGAACGGCAGATAAAATAGGAGTAAAACTTCCTGGTAAATAATTATTATATTTGTATTAATAAAATCAAATATAATGGACATAAGAAAAATATCTATAGGCGCAGACTATAAGTCTAGTGCTATGCATTATATATTAGGTCAAGAAGTTTTAGGAGGAAGCCATCAAATTCATTTAATAAAACATATTAAAGAATCAGGTAACGTTGTTATTTGGATTCAAAAAAAAGATGAAATTTTTTTATGGAAAGAATTTAATTCTAACATGCCATTCTCAATAGAGTATAATATAAATTTTTAATGAAGTCACCATTTTTTTTTATAGTAAGACCTGTAAAGGGCAGAAGGTATGACAATTCTAAAGAAATAGGAGGTATTGACTTTATAACAAGCACCTCTGAGGAAAACCACATGGCTTCCAACAGAGAAGGCGTTGTTGTTTCTACTCCTTTAGGATACGAAGGTGATGTTGAACCTGGAGACACACTGCTTGTTCATCATAATGTTTTTAAATTTTACAATGACATGAGGGGTCGCCAACAAAGCGGCAAGAGTTTTTTTATGGATGATTTGTTTTTCATAGATGACGCTCAGTATTATATGTATAAGAAAAAAGATAAGTGGCATTGTCACGATAAGTATTGTTTTATAAAACCAATCCCATCTACTGAGTCTTATATTCATAAGCCTTTTGCAGAAGAACCTCTTATGGGAAAAGTAAGGTATATAAATAAAAAATTATCTAGTCAAGGAGTTAGTGAGGGAGATTTAGTAACTTTTAGACCTGAGACAGAATATGAGTTTAATGTAGATGGAGAAAAACTTTATAGAATGTTTAGTCATCATGTGACGATGGTTTTGTAAATAAAAATGAAAAAAATTATTATAACGTGGACAATACTTTACTTAATGCCCGTATGGATGAGATGGGTAAGTAAACCTCGTAAATGGAATAAATTATAATAAAAGAATGTTATGATTATTAAAAGAAATGGTATAAAATGTAGTCAATGTGATGAAACATTTCCTGGAGGATACGACTACAGAATGCATTGGGAAAAATATCATTTAGATTATGCTTTAAAATTAAATAAAGAAAATGAGCTCAGAAGAATTAAAGAAACAAATAATTGAGGCAGGCAGAAAGGCTGTAACAGAACTTATAAAGGTTGCAAAGGAAGACATAATAAAACATTCCCCAGAGGACGAGCTTGCGGCAGATAGATTAAAAAATGCTGCAGCCACAAAGAAACTTGCTATTTTTGATGCTTTTGACATACTTAACAAGATAGAGCAAGAACAAGAGAATATAAATTTATTAAACAATACTGACTCTAAGGTAGAAACAAAACAAGGATTTGCAGAAAGACGCTCAAGATAGTATTTATAAGGTTGTAAAGAATTATATTCCTCAAGGAGTTTTATCTAATAAGAATAGAGCTAAGACTTGGATTTATGGATATAATGAAAAATATGATTTTGTTGTTATTTCAAAAAACGGTCAAGTTGGAGATATAATAAAAATATCTGGTCTTTATATTGGACTTCCCCCTACACCTAAAAAACCTAATGCTCGGTCAAATAAAAAAGAAGAACAGCATTGGGAACGTACTGAAATATCAAAAGACCTTTTTAATATACACTCTATATTTCAATGGAACGAAATGCCTTCAGTTTTTAAATCTAAATGGGTAGACTATATAGAAACGGAGTTTGATAATAGGGACGAAGGATATTGGTTTATGAATAATGGAGAACCTACATATATTACGGGTTCTCATTATATGTACTTACAGTGGTCAACAATTGATGTAGGATATCCAGATTTTAGGGAGGCTAATAGATTGTTTTTTATATTTTGGGAAGCTTGTAAAGCTGACAAAAGAAGTTTTGGTATGGTTTATTTAAAAATAAGACGGTCTGGATTTTCTTTTATGGGTTCTTCAGAATGTGTAAACACTGGTACACTAGCCAAAGACGCAAGAGTAGGTATTCTTTCTAAAACAGGTTCTGATTCTAAAAAAATGTTTACGGATAAAGTAGTTCCTATATCTAATAGACTTCCTTTCTTTTTTAAACCTATTCAAGATGGAATGGATAAACCAAAAACAGAATTAGCGTTTAGAGTGCCAGCATCTAAGATTACTAAAAAAAATATGTACGAAGCTGTTAAAGAAGAATTAACAGGATTAGACACTACTATTGACTGGAAAAATACAGATGATAACTCTTATGATGGAGAAAAATTACTTTTATTAGTTCATGATGAATCGGGTAAATGGATTAAGCCTAATAACATATTAAACAATTGGAGGGTTACTAAAACTTGTTTAAGGTTGGGAAGTAAAATTATAGGAAAGTGTATGATGGGCTCAACATCAAATGCTTTAGATAAAGGAGGAAGCAATTTTAAAAGGCTTTATGAAGATTCTAATTTAAAATCTCGTAATGCAAATGGTCAAACTAAAAGTGGAATGTATTCTTTGTTTATTCCTATGGAATTAAACATGGAAGGTTTTATAGATTTATACGGTCATCCTGTTCTTAGGGCTCCTAAAAAAAAGATAAAAGGTGTTGATTCTGAATGGATTACTAACGGAGCTATTGATTACTGGCAAGCTGAAGTTGATTCTTTAAAAAATGATGCTGATGCTCTTAATGAATTTTATCGTCAGTTCCCTCGAAGTGAATCTCATGCATTTAGAGATGAGAGTAAATCTTCTTTATTTAATTTAACAAAAATATACCAGCAAATAGATTATAATGATTCGCTTATAATGGAGCACCATTTAACTAGAGGTCATTTTTATTGGGAAAATGGAATTAAAGATACTAAAGTAATTTTTAGTCCTGAAAAAACTGGAAGATTTTTAATAGGATGGTTTCCTTCTAAAAATTTACAAAACAGAGTTATAAAAAAGAACGGATTAAATTATCCTGGAAACGAACATATAGGCGCATTTGGTTGTGACTCATATGACATATCTGGAACGGTAGGAGGAGGTGGCTCTAACGGAGCGCTTCATGGAATAACAAAATTTAGTATGGAGGAAGCTCCTGCTAATGAATTTTTTTTACAATACATTGCTAGGCCTCAAACGGCAGAAATATTTTTTGAGGAAGTTTTGATGGCTTGTGTGTTTTATGGTATGCCTATACTTGTTGAGAATAATAAACCTAGGCTTTTGTATCATTTTAAAAACAGAGGCTATAGACACTTTTCAATGAATAGACCGGATAAACATAAATCAAAATTATCTAAAACAGAAAAAGAACTCGGAGGAATACCTAACAGTTCAGAAGATATAAAGCAAGCTCATGCGGCTGCTATAGAATCTTACATTGAAAAAAACGTAGGTTTAGATTTAGAAGGTACATTTAGAAGCCAAAATGAAATGGGTAATATGTTGTTTGCTAGAACACTAGAAGATTGGTCTAGGTTTGATATAAATAACAGAACTAAATTTGATGCAAGTATTAGTTCAGGATTAGCCATTATGGCTACACAAAAGCATATGTATCAAGTGGAGCAAAAACAATCAAAAATAAACCTTAACTTTGCAAGGTATACGAACAAAGGTAATTTAAGTGAATTAATTAGATAGATGAAGGATGTTACAATAGACATTGCATCTACAGGCTTTCCAAGTCAATTTGTCTCAGATGCTGAAAAAGCTACGGATGAATTTGGTTTACAGATAGGACAAGCCATTCAATACGAATGGTTTAAAAAAGATGGAAACCAGTGTAGATATTATAATCAATGGCGAGATTTTCACAGGCTGAGATTATATGCTAGAGGCGAGCAGTCTGTAGCAAAATACAAAACAGAATTAGCAATTGATGGAGACTTGTCTTATCTAAATTTAGACTGGACTCCAGTTCCTATACTTCCAAAGTTTGTAGATATTGTTGTTAATGGTATGCAAGGTCGAGATTTTAAGGTTAAAGCTTATGCTCAGGATGCGCTATCTCAAGCTAAAAGAAGCAAGTATCAGGACATGATTGAGGGGCAGATGGCTGCTAAAGATATTTTAAGCAACATACAAGAGCAAACAGGAGTAGACCCATTTACAATGGACCCTGACGACCTTCCGTCTTCTGATGAGGAATTATCTCTTTACATGAATCTTAACTACAAGCCTGCGATTGAAATTGCAGAGGAAGAGGCTATAGATACAATGTTTTCAGAAAACCATTATAATGATATTCGTAAACAATTAGATTATGATGCTACGGTTATAGGAATATCTGTTGCTAAGCATGAATTTCTTCCTGGAGCGGGCGTTCAAATATCCTATGTAGACCCTGCTAATGTAGTGTACAGCTATACGGAAGACCCTCACTTTAAAGATTGTTTTTATTGGGGAGAAATTAAAACATTACCTATTGGAGAACTTTTAAAAATAGACCCATCTTTAACTAGAGAGGATTTAGAAGAGATATCAAAATATAGTCAGAGTTGGTATGACTATTATAATGTATCGCAGTTTTACGATAATGATATTTTCTATAGAGACACTTGTACTCTTATGTATTTTAATTATAAAACCACACAAAAGATGGTTTATAAGAAAAAGATACTTGAAGGAGGTGGTTCTAAGATAATAGAAAAAGATGACAGCTTTAATCCTCCAAAAGAAATGATGGAAGAGGGAAGGTTTGAAAAAATAGAAAAAACTATAGACGTTTGGTATGAAGGCGTAATGGTTATGGGTACTAATATTCTTTTAAAGTGGAAGCTTGAAGAAAATATGGTGCGCCCTAAATCATCTTCTCAACACGCTATTCCAAATTATGTGGCTGCGGCTCCTAGAATGTATAAAGGTGTAATTGAGTCTTTGGTTAGACGCATGATTCCTTTTGCTGATTTAATACAAATAACTCATCTAAAGTTACAACAGGTTATAGCTAGAACTGTACCTGACGGAGTCTATATTGACGCTGACGGTATCAATGAAGTTGACTTAGGAACTGGTGCAGCGTATGACCCTTCGGATGCTTTACGATTATACTTTCAAACGGGTAGTGTAGTAGGCAGAAGCTATACTCAAGAGGGAGAGTACAATCAAGGTAAAATACCGATACAACAACTCACAAGCAGTTCGGGCGCTTCTAAGACACAAATGCTTATAGCTAACTATAACCACTACCTAGGAATGATACGCTCTGTAACAGGCTTAAATGAAGCTAGAGATGGTTCAACACCGTCTACAGATGCTTTGGTGGGTGTTCAGAAATTAGCAGCTTTAAATTCAAATACAGCTACCCGTCATATATTAGACGGAAGTCTTTACATATATCGCACGTTAGCCGAGGCTTTAACATATAGAGTGGCTGATATTTTAGAGTATGCCGATTTTAAAGAAGACTTTATAAATAAAATAGGCAAATATAACGTCAGTATATTGGGAGAAATATCTGATTTATATATTTATGATTTTGGTGTATTTATAGAATTATCTCCAGATGAAGAGCAAAAAGCAATGCTCGAACAAAACATTCAAATGGCATTGTCTAAAGGTGATATTAATTTAGAAGATGCTATTGATATTCGTGAGATTAGAAATCTTAAACTAGCAAATCAATTATTGAAAGTTAAGAGAGTTGCTAAGCAAGAGCGTGATGAAAAAATGGCAATGCAAAAGCAAGCCATAACATCACAACAACAGCTTAAATCTCAAGAAATGGCTTCTCAAGTAGCTATGCAAAAAATAGAACTAGAGACCCAATCTAAAATGAAAATAAAACAAGCTGAAATAGCTTTTGAAATAGAAAAACAAAAAGCAGAGGCACAGCTTAAATCTCAATTAATGCAACAAGAGTTTGATTATAATATGCAACTTAGAGGTATAGATGAAAATTCTTTATCTCAAAGAGAAGGTCAAAGAGAACAAGCTAAAAGCGATAGAATTAGTCAACAAAACACTGAGCAGTCTAAATTAATTACTCAACGTAAAAATAATTTACCTCCTCAAAACTTTGAGTCTAATGAAGATAGCCTTGATGGCTTTGATTTATCAGAGTTTTCACCTCGATAATGATTATAATATTTTAACTAAATTTTAAATTAAATCAAATGGAAATGAAAGTAAGAGCAGTAGAGTCTGTAGAAGAAAAATCAATGCAAGAAGTGGAAAAAGAACTTCTTGATAAACATGAAAAAAAATTAATTGAGGAAGATGAACAATCAGAAGAAACTCCTCAAATAAAAATGGATTTTGCTAATGATAGTGTTATTAAGGACACTACTAAAGTAGAAGAAACTTCTGAAGAATATACAACGCCAGTTGAAAAAACGGCAGAGTTATCTGAAGAAGACGTTCTTTCATATATTGGAAAAAGATATGGTAGGGAAATTAATTCATTAGATGAATTAAATCAAGCAAGAGAGGAAACAGAAAAACTTCCTGAAGATGTTGCATCCTACTTTAAGTATAAAAAAGAAACAGGAAGAGGTATTGAAGACTATGTAAAATTACAAAAAGACTTTAGTTCTATGAATCCTGATAATTTGCTAAGAGAGTATATAACAGTTACAGAAGGCGAAGGTTTAGACCCTGAAGATATTGATTCCTTAATGGAGGATTATTCTTATGATGAAGAACTGGATGATGAGTCTGTAGTTAAAAAAACAAAATTAGCAAAAAAAAGAACTATTGCTAAAGCTAAAAAATTCTTTAATGAGCAGCAAGAATTATACAAGCATCCTCTTGAGTCAAGAACGGATGTTGATTCTGAAAGTAACAAAGAAGAAATTTTACAGTATAGGCAATATTTAGAATCTGCTAAAACTCAACAAGAGGAAAGTGAGACAAAACGAAGTTGGTTTATAAAAGAATCCGATAAAGTTTTTACTGATGATTTCAAAGGTTTTGATTTCATGCTTGACGACAAAACAGTAACCTTTTCTCCTGGTGATGCACAGACAATTAAAAAAAATCAAGAAACACCCTTGAACTTTGTAAATAAGTACTTGGATGATAAGGGTTTAATTAATGATGCTGTTGGATATCACAGAGCTTTATCACTAGCAATGAATCCTGACAAATTTGCCAATTTCTTTTATGAACAAGGTAAATCTGAAGCTACGGAAGATGTTATGCGCAAAACTAAAAATATAAACATGAGTGAGCGTAGAGCACCAGAAATAACTAATAAAGGAGGAATGACAGTTAAGTCAATAAACCCTGATTCGGGGAGAGGCTTAAAAATAAGAAGTATTAAACGAAAATAAATTTTAAAAATTAATTATTATGGCAGGAGCAGTTCAAGCGGCCCCAGGGTTCGCTTTACAACCCAGTGCGGAACAAGTACCATTGAGTACAAATTATATAACTAACTTCGATTTTTTAAATCAGTATCTACCTGATACTTATGAAAAAGAATTCGAAAGATACGGTAATCGTACCGTTGCATCGTTTCTACGTATGGTAGGAGCTGAGATGCCTTCAAACTCTGACCTTATTAAATGGGCGGAACAAGGAAGGTTACACACTAAATATGTAGACTGTACAACAGCAGTGGCAGGAGCAGCAGTTAATGTAGCTCAATTTGCAGTTAATGATGCGCTAATACCAAATACTGGAAGTATTGCTATTAGAGTAGGTCAAACAGTAATGATAACTGCAAATGCAGGAGGAGCTAACAATAAAGCAATTGTTACAGCTGTTTCTACAGCAAACGGTACTTTTGATGTAGCTTTTTACGAAGCAGCAGGTTTTCTAAATGCCGCAGCAGCTAATAAGTTTACTGTATTTATTTATGGTTCTGAATTTAAAAAAGGAACAAATGGAATGGTTGGCTCTTTAGAAGCTGATGACGTTATCTTCTCTAACTCACCAATTATCATAAAAGATAAGTATGCAGTTAGTGGTTCAGATATGGCACAAATTGGATGGATAGAAATTCAAACTGAAAATGGAGCTAGTGGATACCTATGGTATTTAAAGTCTGAGCATGAAACAAGACTACGTTTTGATGATTATTTAGAAACAGCAATGATTGAAGCTGTACCAGCAGAAGCTGGAGGTGGAGCAATTGCAGCTGGAGGAGATGTAGGAAACAAAGGTTCTGAAGGTATATTCTATGTAGTAAATAACAGAGGAAATGTATGGGGTGGTGGAAATCCTAATGCACTTGCAGATTTTGATGCAATTATATCTCGTCTAGATAAGCAAGGTTCTATTGAAGAAAATGTAATTTTTGTAGATAGAGACTTTGGATTTGACATTGATGATATGTTAGCTGCACAAAACTCTTATGGAGCTGGTGGTACATCTTATGGTTTATTTGACAATGACAAAGACATGGCATTGAACCTTGGATTTACTGGATTCCGAAGAGGTTATGACTTTTACAAGTCTGACTGGAAATACTTAAATGACCCAACTATGCGTGGTGGTTTACCTGCTGGAGCTAATTCTGGCCGTGTTAACGGACTATTAGTACCTGCTGGTTCTACTACAGTATATGACCAGATTTTAGGGAAAAACGCAAAACGTCCTTTCCTTCATGTACGATACAGAGCTTCTGAAACTGAAGACAGACGTTACAAAACTTGGATTACAGGTTCTGCTGGCGGTGCTGCAACTTCAAGCTTAGATGCTATGGAAGTACATTTCTTGTCAGAAAGAGCTGTATGTACTTTAGGTGCAAACAACTTCTTCTTATTTCAAGAGTAGTATTTATATTAAGGGAGGTTTAACCGCCTCCCTTTTTTTTTTAAATTTAATTAAATCTTATATAATGAAAAAAAATAAAACATTCGTAGACAAGGTCTACAAACTTACTAGGGGCGATGCTCCAATATCATTTTTACTTCCTTCAAGCGGAAATAAAAGACAACCATTATTATGGTTTGATGAAGAAAAAGGTATAAACCGAGTTTTAAGATATTCCTCTAATCAAAAATCACCATTTGAAGATGAACAAGATGGTATCGTAAATAGAATACCAGTTGATTTTCAAGATGGATTTTTAAGAGTTCCAAAGAATAATCCAATATTACAAGAGTTTCTTTATTATCATCCATTAAATGGTTTAAAATTTGAAGAAGTTAATGAAGAAAAAGATGCAGCCTTAGAAATAGAACAATTAAATCTAGAGGCGGATGCGCTTATTGAAGCTAGAAAACTTTCAGTAGACCAAGTAGAAACAATTTATAGAGTTTTATTAGGAAAAAATACTGATTCAATGACCACAGCTGAATTACGAAGAGATATATTAGTCTCTGTAAGACAAGAGCCTGGTGATTTTTTAAAGGTAATTAACGACCCTCTGCTTAAATTACAATCTAATGTTCAATTATTTTTTGACAAAGGATTATTAAGTTTTAGAAATAAGCAAAAAGAAGTATGGTATAATACTTCAATTAATAAAAAGAAAATGTTAACAGTGCCTTTTGGCGAAGACCCTATGTACATTGTGTCTTCATATTTACAAAGTGACGATGGAATAGAAGCATTAAAAATGCTTGAAAAACTATTAGAAGAGTAAATATCAAATCAAATAGTGTAGAAGATTAGAAGGGGTCAAGAATAATTGACCTCTTTTTTTTTTGTTTATCTTTGTAAAAAAGAAAGCGATGATAAACGCTGTTAGAAATACAGTTCTTGCTGTCCTTAACAAGAATAATTACGGTTATATATCTCCATCAGACTTTAATCTGTTTGCCAAACAAGCACAGTTAGATATATTTGATGAATATTTTATAGGATATAATAGTCAAATTAATAAAGAAAATGGTAGAGTATCAGGCACGGGATATGCAGATATATTAAAAGGATATGAAGAAGTAATCGATACTTTTTCTATTACCGCTAGTTTATCTCAAAGTTTATTAAATGAATATACAGTTCCTACTCCTGCTACCACAGGCTCAGATTATTATCTTTTAAATAAAGTATTAATATATAGTTTAGTTACTTCATCAGGAACTACTACAGCTATTGGAGGAGGTAATATTGACCTTATAGATGCTACTGCTACATTTCAAACTGATGGTATAGTTTCTGGAGACATTGTTTCTGTAGTTATATCTAATTCAGTGATTACTAATTTAAAAGTTGTTTCTGTTACTAATCAAACTACTTTAGTTGTTAATGTAGCTTCTTTAATTGCTGACAATTTATCTTATGCTATTTATAAAAAAGTAAATTTAAAAAATGAAGCAGAGCAAGTAAATCATAGTAAAATTACTATGTTAAATAAATCTATGCTTACAGCTCCTAATTCTACTTATCCAGCATATACTCAAGAAGGAAGCATTTTAACTTTACACCCTGATTCAATAAACACAATAGGAAGGGTGGTATCACAATATATAAGATATCCTTTAGACCCTAAATGGACTTACATTTCATTGATAGGAGGAGAACCAGTGTTTGACCAATCACAATCAGACTATCAAGATTTTGAATTACCTGAAGATGACGTTAATAATTTAGTTGCTAGAATTTTACAATACGCAGGAATGTCTATAAGAGAAATATCAACCGTACAATTTGGTCAAGCTATAGAACAATCAGAAAACCAAGAACAATAAAATGGCATACTTATCACAATATCAGTATTATGAAAACGGAGGAGCGGCTCCCGCCAATAAAAATTGGGGGTCTTATCAATATGTAAGCTTAGAAGATATAGTAAATAACTTTCAGTTAATGTATTCTGGAAATCATTCTTTAGTTAATAACGAAGAAAGATATAAAATATTGTTTCATGCAAAGCGTGGTATACAAGAATTAAACTATGATGCTTTTATGGAGATAAAAGCGCTGGAGCTTACGGTATACGACAACTTAACTTTTGTTTTACCTAGCGATTATATAAATTGGGTAAGAATATCTTTATATAAAGACGGGTGGCTTAGACCTTTAAATGAAAACATTCAAGTAAACTCTGCTCAATCTTATTTACAAGGTGTTGGAGGCACGTTAACATTTAATGCCGATGGAACGGTTATAACTGATGAATCTACACTAGATACTGAAAGAAAAAATGGTCAACAAAATAGTATATATTTAAATCAAAACAATGGCGTAGACCAAGTTGAAGATGACAATGCATCAGATTTTTATTCAGACTATTCTATTGGAGCTCGTTATGGTTTAAATACTGAAACAGCAAATGTTAATCCAACTTTTAGGATTGACAAAAAAGCAGGTGTTATAAATTTTGACTCTACAATGCTTAACGAAAACTGTATATTAGAATATATATCTGATGGAATGGAAGGCGGAGACGACTCTCAAGTTTCAGTTAATAAACTATTTGAAGATTATGTTTACGCCTATATTGAGTATGCTATTTTAAATAGTAAATTTAATGTTCAAGAGTATATTATTAGTAGAGCTAGAAAAAGAAAAACTGCTCTACTTAGAAATGCAAAAATTAGATTAAGCAATATTCATCCTGGAAAATTATTAATGAATTTAAGAGGAGCGAATAAGTGGATTAAATAATATGGCAAATATTCAAAGAAATTTTACAAGAGGACGTATGAATAAAAGCCTTGACGAAAGGCTTGTGCCTCAAGGCGAATATATTGATGCGTTAAATGTTAGGTTAGGCTCAACTGAAGCTTCTGAATATGGCTCAGTTGAAAATTCAAAAGGAAACACTCTTCTTACTACTTTAATGTTTGAAGATATTGCCTTAAGTAATAATGCTAGATGCATCGGAGCTTTTGAAGATGGAGCGAACGAAACAATCTATTGGTTTGTACATGACCCTGCATTTACTGTTGGAAATACTAGCAAAATAGATTTAATTATATCCTATAATACTACAACAAATTCTACAATATATCATGTTGTTAGTATTAACGATGGAAATAATTTAAATACTACATTAAATTTTAGTCCCTTTAATTTAATAACAGGAGTTAACTTAGTAGATAATTTATTATTTTTTACAGATAATTATAATCCTCCTAGAGTTATAAATGTAAATTCTTCATACTCAATTCCTTTAAATTATCTAGACCAGTTTACAGCCGAAGCTTTATTAGTAATAAAAAGACCTCCAATTGAGTCTCCAGGCATTCAGGCTTTAACAGTATCTGGCAATGAAGACAATTTTTTAGAAGAAAGATTTATATCATTTTCTTACAGGTATAAATATGCTGACAATCAGTACTCAGCTATATCTCAATTTAGTGAGCCAGTTTTTACTCCTTCTAATTTTAATTTTAGCTATAATAGTTATTTGAATGAAGGTATGAAAAATACCAAAAATGCAGCTATTATTTCTTTTAATTCAGGTAGCTCTTTAGTTGTTGAAATAGAATTATTATTTAAAGAATCTACAACTAATGCAATTAAAATTATTGAAAGATTAGATAAGCCTAATTTAGGATATGCAGATAATCAAACTTATACATATACTTTTGATAATAAAAAAATATTCACACTGCTTCCTGATTCTGAAATTTTAAGACTTTACGATAATGTACCTCAGTTAGCAAAGGCTCAGACAATAATGGGCAATAGATTATTTTATGGTAATTATACTGAAGGATATGATTTAAAAGATAAATTTGGAGAACCTTTAAAATTAGAGTATTCAGCAAATTTAATAAGTGAAGAAATTTCTACATCTGACCTTATTGACACTACTGGTCCAGGAACATATTCTATAGGACCAACTGCTGAAACTATAAATAATTCAATTGTTTATTTTGATTTATCTAATACTAACGGCACAATACTAAAGCTAGAAGCGGGTTCAAGCATAACACTAGATTTTACTTTAACACATAATAAATTTACAGGAACAACTCCTTCTAGTACTACGTCAAACACCTCTATTATATTTGAATATGTTCTTCCTACAGAATTTTTTAATGTCTATTCCTTAGCTACTAGCACTGATTTTATTGAAAAAATAGGAACATCTTCTAACATACAAACAGTTGCTAACGCTTGCAGCGGAGTCACTTTAACAGACCAAGTAAATTGCGCTTTACCAGCAAACTTAGGAACTTACGCAAAAACTGGAAGTGGGATTACAGCATCAGGACAGCCTATATCTATAATTACTACCCCTGGTAGCAATACAATTGGATTTCAATTAACATCTATGAATTATGTGGATGGAGTTAATAATTCTTATGAGTTTTATGAGGTAATTACTGCTACTGCTACTTTTAGAACAACGGATACTACAAAAAGCTTACATAGTAATAGAGGATATGAGATAGGTATTGTTTATATGGATGGTTTTAATCGTTCTTCAACAGCTCTTGTTAGTCCTAATAACACAGTTCAAATACCATGCTCTGCGTCAATTACTAAAAACTCTATTCAAACAATTATACCTTCACAACAATTTGCTCCTAGTTGGGCGACTCGGTATAAATTTGTTTTAAAACCATCTGAAACAACTTATGATACTATTTATTCTAGTATTTTTTATCAAGACCCTTTAACCAATGCAACATATTTTTTATTAGAAGGTGAAAGTGCAAATAAAGTAGAAGAGGGAGATAGATTTTTTGTTAAATCTGACAGCAATGGGCCTGTTTTAAGATGTGTTGAAGCAACTGTATTAGAAAAAGAAACCAAGACCGCAGACTTTTTAAAAGATGCATCGGGCGATAACATTACATCTCCTGCAGGAACTTACATGAAGATTAATCCAAATAATTTTTCTACCGTAAATGATGTTAATGACATTATAACTCCTGGTTCTAAATTTGATATTGAAAACAGCGCAAACAGTTTTCCAATATTGCAATATCCAATGAATCTTGACCCTGTTAGCCCTAGCACTACGTATACAGATTATAGTGTTCCTGCCGGCAGTAGAATTGTTATATCTATAAGACAAGAAAGATTAGGAGTTGGTAAAGGAAACGCTAAATGTGAACGAAGAATTAGTGAATTAAATGTAGAGTTTGTTTCATCCACCACTTATGACAATATGCAGGATTGGTGGAATGGAGACAATGCTCAAGTAGCATTAGATGACGCCGTTACAGAAGTAGGAGGAGATACCGGAAGTATATTAAATGTTTATGAGTCTGGTACGGCCACTTCACCTACAAATATATCTACTTCGGAAAAAACTAATTATTACAAGTTTTACCGAGACACTTCAAACAATAAGCTTGAGCTACTAATTACAGGTACTGTAAGATGTAGCGGTGCATTATCAAGAGCAAAAAGACGGTCTACCGTTACTGCTGATATACAGATATATAGAGCAGATTCTATTGTTGTTTTTGAAACACAGCCTACAGACGCTCTTCCTAATGTTTGGTATGAAAACCATTTATCTTTTCCTATAAGCGCTGATGGAATGCACTCTGGAAATGTTCAAACTCAAACTTCTAGTCAATCAGCAATAATAAATACAGGGTTTTATGATTCTTTTACATTTGGTAACGGTGTAGAAAGTTATAAAATATTAGATTCTATTATAGGTAAAACTTTAAATATAGGAGAGCGAGTAACTTCTACATCTAATGTTGATTATAAAAAATCAAATAGATTTGCAGACCTTACATACAGTGGTGTCTACAATGATGAGACAAACGTAAATAAACTTAATGAGTTTAATTTAGGCTTGCTTAATTTTAAACCATTAGAAGATTCTTTTGGTCCTATACAAGTATTGTTTGCTAGAAAAACAGATATATTAACCCTGCAAGAAGATAAAATATCTTACGTTTTAACTGGGAAAAATTTAATAAGTGATTCCACTGGAGGTGGAGTTATAGCTTCAGTTCCTGAAGTATTAGGACAGCAAATTGCAAGAACAGAAAAATATGGTATAAGTAATAATCCGGAAAGTTTTGTTTCTTGGGGAGCTAATAAATATTTTACAGATTCTAAAAGAGGAGCGGTTATAAACCTAATAGGAAGTAACACTCAACAAGAACAACTTCAAGTAATTTCTGAAACAGGAATGCGAGGTTGGTTTAGAGATTTATTTATAGAGTCAAACAACACACATAAACTTGGAGGATTTGACCCTTACATGAATGAATATGTATTGCATTCAAATATTCAACTACCACCAGTAAGTAAAGATTGTTTAAAATGTGATGTTTCAAAAAACATAATACTTTCTCCAGGGGAAAGTTTTAGTTATTGTGTAGATTTAACTAATTTGTTAGGATTAGTTGACATAGATTACATTATTCCTTTTCAAGGATTTGATGATATTGTTACTGAATTAAATTCAACTACAATCACAGAGTTGTCTCAAGAAAATATTGTGGCTGAAGAAGTTCTTACTGGAACTGGGTACACTATTACTGCTGTATATAACGGAGGAAGTCACACAACGGGATTAGTTTTTGAAAGTGGAACATTAACTTTTAATAAAAACGATGTTAATGTTACTGATGTAACTTTAACTATTTCTCATGATAGCCTTACAACTGACACAATTGAGATTAATGTAGGTTGTCCTCAGTCAGTAGACATGACGGTATTTAATATAGCAATTACCAGTAACTCTGATGCTGGTAAGTTTATAACAAATGACTATAGATGGACAGATGGGTCGTTTTTCTCTCCTGCTCATATTAATAAAGTTCAGTTTTCTAGCAGCACAGTTAATCCTATTGTTTCTGAATATAGTCAAGTTGCAGGTCCTCAAGGAGCTGGTGTTATACCAGGGGATGGAGCGATAGTATCTTTAATTAGCAGAAAAGAAGGATTTGATGATTTTGTTTTTAATGTAACTTCAAACAAGTTTAAATACTTAAGAAGTAATATTATTTATAATAATAATGCTACAGATATAAATGCTCTTTTAGCGGCATCTACAGATATAACCCCTATATATACTGAAGTTACTCCAGCTCAATATTCGGCTGCATTTACAATGCCTGCTGGAGGTCAATTTTTATATTTAATTTGGGATTATAGAGAACCAACATCTTCTAATCTATGTTATTCTGCAACAGGAACTCAAGATGCTTGTACGGGATGTACTCCTATTCCAACACCAACTCCAGTTCCAGTTCCAACACCTGTAACAACTTACAGATGGCTTATTGAATCTGGAAGTGGAACTACGACAAGTCCATCTACCTGTCCTTTTGTGGGAACAGACCTTTATAGTACTTCCAGTTCTTTTAATACAGCATTTGTTAATAGTACAATTTTTTACACAGACGCTGCAAGAACTCAAATATTTCAAGGAAATAATAATTATTTTGGAATAAGACAACCTAGTCAGGGGTACGGTCAAGCTCAAGGCATATTTAGAATGACAAGTTTAGGTACAACCTCAAATATAGACACAGCAGGAGTCTGCAATTAAAATAAATTAAATGGCTACAAACGGAACATATTATTTTGACACTGCAAGTTTTGATAACGCAACAACTCTTTATACAGATGTTGCTTTAACTTTAATTGCAAATAATGGATGGTATTCTAATGACGCTATTGTAAGACAACAAGTGTCGGGAGTTTTATTTGCATCACAAGCTTGTTCAGGTGGTGTCCCAACGCCTACACCATCTCCAGTAGCACCAACACCCCCACCTGCTGTTCCAAATCCAGTAGCACCAACACCTGTTACTCCGAATCCTCCTACACCTAATACACCTAATCCACCTACTCCGGTTGCACCTACGCCTGTTGCACCTACGCCGGTTGCACCTACACCAGTTGCTCCTACACCAGTTGCTCCGAGTCCTCCGACTCCAACCTATACTACTCTTTTATATAGAGATGATGGCTCAGGTTCTGGTTGGAACTCTTCAAGCGTAGCTTGTTCTAGCTCAGGAAGCATTGCTGTTGTAAACGCTTCTTATGGCTCTACTTTTTCCGTAGGCACTTATTTATTTACCAATACAGCCTTAACCATTCCTTTTAACGGAAATAACAGATGGTTTTTAGATGAGCCCAGAAACAATGCTTTATTTATAGATGCTAGTGGTCAAATTACTTTAGCAGCTTCTTGTGCTGCTCCTACACCAGTTGCTCCGAGTCCTCCGACTCCTGTCGCACCTATTGTTTATGCTTATACTTTAAGACAGTGTACTACTCTGCAACTTTATGATGTAACATTACCTCAATCAACACAGCTAGGAACTTCTGTAAGTTACGCTGGACAATGTTGGGAGGTATATGCAGTGGCTTCATCTGGAGCGGCAATAAGCCCTCAAAGTTATCCTACCAACTGTACGGATTGTTTAAATCCTCCAGCACCTCCGAGTCCTCCGAGTCCTCCGACCCCGGTTGCTCCATCGCCACCCGTAGGAAATTGTTATCAAATATATTTACAGAGAGGTTTCCAACTTTGCTCTGGTAGTTTTGCAACTTATAGTTTTAATGCAACAACTTTAAGTTCAGCAACAGCCGTTTATTCTGACAGTAGCTGTACTACACTTATGAGTGGAACATATTATTTTACACAAAATAATCAATGGAAATTATGGACAGGTTCTCAGTTTGTACAAAGCGGCTCTTGTTAAGTAATAAATAATTATTACTTTTATGTAAATTAAATTAAATGACTGAAATAAAAAATTTCTTAAGTGAGGAGGAATGCTTAAGTTTTATTAAAATGATAGATGAAAATAACGCTCCATCAGCTGTAGTGGAAGGTGGTGATGATATAAGCACTATCTCTAAAAATAGAACATCTAGTACTTCTAATTTAAATCATTCTTTACCTCAAGTTCAAAATTTTCATCAGAAAATAGCAGATTATTTAGGTATAGATATTTTAAAAGGAGAGCATCTCCAGGGACAGCTATATGAAGAGGGTCAATACTTTAAACCACATCAAGATTTTTTTAGTGGACCAGCTTATGATAAGCATTGTTTGTCTAGCGGCAATAGAACGCATACATTTATGATTTATCTTAATGATGACTTTGAGGGAGGTGGAACTAATTTTGTAAATTTAAAAAAAGTAATTTCTCCAGAAACAGGCAAAGGACTTACTTGGAAAAATATGGAAAACAATGTTTGCTTAGATGAAGCTATGCATGAGGGAGTTCCTATTTTGAAGGGAAGAAAATATATAATTACTTCTTGGTGGAGAGAGAACATTTGGAATGGCGGTGAAGACACTACTTTATATTTAAATAAACCTAAAAAATATACTAATAAATCTCAAATACCTAAGCTAACAGAAAAAGGATTTAAAGTTGTAAAAGTTCCTCCAGAAACCATGGGTATTATAAATGATGCCTATAAATTACTTCAAAGCACAATTAAAGAAGAGGTTTTTGAGGGTAAAGAAAATATTATAATAGGAGGAGGAAGCGAGTTTTTAAATTTTGATGAGATACCTTCTATAAAAAATCTAATTCATAATCATTTATTTCCTATACATAGAGAGTTTGCTAAGGTTGACATTGTTCCTAGTTTTGTTTATGGAATTAGGTCTTATTTAAGGGGAGCTACTCTAGTAAATCACGTTGATAGGGTAGAGACTCATCATGTATCTTCTATAATAGTAGTAGATAAAGATTTAAGATGCGGATGTCAAAATAAAGAATTTGGAGATGATTGGGCATTAGACATTCAAGACCATGAAGGTAATTGGCATAAAGTTTATGCAGAACCAGGTGACATGATTCTTTATGAGTCTGCTATTTGTGAGCATGGAAGAGCGACTCCTTTCCAGGGTAATTTTTATAGAAATTTTTATGTTCATTATAAATTAGTATGATAAGTATTCCTATTGCAGTAGCCATAGATTTCTTTAAGCCTCAAATATCTTTTTTTCAATTTCAGCATTTAGAGGTATATAAAGAAAAGGCACAGGAAATGGCTTTTATTCCTATAATAAAATACAATCATTTTAATGAATCTCCTGTTGAAGATGTTGAATGGCACATGAAACTACCCTATAAAATGGTAAATTCAGTTTACGATTATATAGACAGTGACAAACAATGGCACATTCCTATAAATGTTTTTACCGCAGCTAAACAAATAATAGAAACTCTTAAGGATGATGATGTAGTTGAAATTATGGACGCTGACTTAGTTCATTTAAAACCTCATCCTGAGTATTATAATCATCTGCCTTATGATGTTGTAATTGCTGATGCTACTTATGAGGATTGGCATATGCATATATCAAAACCTGATAGTCAAAACAGAATGGTAATATCTGATTACTTAACGCATAATGACGAAGGCTATATGAATGGAGGCTTTAATGTTATAGGTAGAGTAAAAACCATTAAAGGTATGATTGATGATATTATTTTATATTCTAAATTAGTTACTGAAAAAGAAAAAGGAAACCAACATTCTTGGTGGTGCGCTATGCACGGTTTAAATATAGCTTGTCATAATCATAAGATTAAAATGATTGATGGCGGAAACTGTTACTATCCTAATGTAAATACATTAAAAGAACAACATTATTTAGCTCATTATAGTTGCGACCCTATATTTGATAAACATAAAATATTAAAATTAAATAGCGAAACTTTTCCTAATAATTTATTTTACAATCAAGCTAAAAAATGGATTTCTCAATTATAGTATAAAAAAAACTCATTAAGTTAAAATTCGTAAATTTGTAGTTAAATATACACCTTATGGCTTTTTATGAATTAAGAAAATGTACAGATGATACTCCATTTTTTCAGTATGTAACTTTTCCTCAAAACGTACAGCTTAATTCGGTTGTTTTATTGTACGGAGAATGTTATACGGTTTACGCTTTTAGGAATAGCGGCACTTCCGTTAGCCCTACTACATACTACGATAATTGCCCTCAATGCGTACCCTCACCTCCCACACCTCCTTCTCCAGTACCAGTAACTTCATATGAATGGAAGTTTAATCAAGCTCAGGGAAACGGCTCTTCAACTAAACCTCTTTTTTGTGTATATTCTCCACAAACAGTTTGGTCAAACGTACAAACAGTTAATGACATAGTTTGCGGAACTCAACACTTTTGGCAAGACCAAAACTTAACAACTGTTTTTATAGGTTCTAATCAATATTATAATGCAATTCCAGGTAGCACTCCTGCTACTGGAACAGCAACATTTTTAATTGAAAACACAGGTACAGTTACTTATAAATATGACTGTCAAGGAAATAATATATGTTCAGGACCTGCTCCAACTCCGGTTGCACCTACTCCGGTTGCGCCTACGCCTACTCCGGTCACGCCTACACCTGTTGCGCCTACGCCTACGCCCGTTCCTATTGTTCCTCAGTATTGTTTTAGCTCCACAAATGCAGTAACTTTCCAGGTTATAGGACTTATTAATGTTTATGTTTTTGGTGGAAATTATGGTATATATGGAACTGGTAATGGAATATTTGTTTTAAACGATATTCCCTCAACACATCCAATTGCTTTTCAAAATTTTAATAAAACCAGCTTAATAAGTTATAGTGGAACTTACAGTGGAGGAACTAAAACAGGATTAGATGGAAATACATATGAGTATTTTTACGGAGATGTAACGGTAACAGTAAGCGGAGATTACGGAACGTTAAGTTATGAATGTTTCAATCATGGATACATGGGTGGACAGAATAATTTAAGATACGACAACATCACTTGTCCTTCTATTGCTCCTCCTATTATTCCTCCTATAGGAGACCCCTCTAAGCTATATACTTTAACGTATAGCGACACTGTAAAGGGATGGCCTTCTTTTTATTCTTATTATCCTGATTATATGATTGGAATGAATAATTATTTTTATTCATTTAATAAGGGAGAGCTGTATAGACATAATACTAACTCAACAAGAAACAATTATTACAACGTACAATACAACTCTGAGGTAAAGAGTGTGTTTAACGAAATGCCTTTAGAAAATAAAATATTTAAAACCATTAGCTTGCAGTCAGATTCTTCTTGGTCAGTCGAACTAGATAGTGATATTCAAACTGGAGCAACAATTGATAGTACATGGTTTGAAAAGAAAGAAGGCGCATGGTTTGCTTATGTTAGAGACAACGGAACAAACCCAGCTCAGGCTACAGAATATCCTTTACGCTCAGTAAATGGAGTAGGTAGAAGTAGTTCGGTAAGTGTAGTTGGTACAAGTACTATTGTAAACTTCTCTACTAGTCCTCTTATTTCGATTGGCAGCGATATAAGCGTAGGAGATATTTTATATTATGCACTCCCCCCTTATAATACAATTGAAATGGCTGGAAGAGTTTCTGCTATTAATATACAACTACAAAACAATGTTAATAGTATTGTAATTGATAATACATTTGTCGGTTCAAATACTCCTATCCCAATACAGGACGCTTATTTTATGTATATAAAAAATCAACAAGCTGAATCTAATGGTACATTAGGACATTACTGTTTATTTACAATAACAAATACAGACACTACGTCTACTGAACTGTTTGCAGTAGAGTCAGAAGTAATGAAAAGCTATCCTTAAAAATTAGTATCTTTGTAGTTAAATGAAATTAAATATTAGACCACTTGAAGAGTCTGACTATGAGCAGATTTTAGTAGGTTGGTGGAAAGATTGGAAATGGGAAGCACCCGTTAAAGAATTTTTACCAGACAATGGACTAGGTGGTATAATAGTTTATGATGATAAAACGCCTGTTTGCGCAGGATTTATATATATGACAAATTCAAAAGTAGCTTGGGTAGATTGGATTATTTCTAACAAAGATTATACTGATAGAGTCAATAGAAAGGCTGCTTTAACTTTGTTAGTTGACGCTCTTACTAGAGCAGCGCAAAGCGCAGGAAATAAATTCACATACGCTCTTATAAAACACGATGGTCTTATTAAAACATATGAAGAGCTGGGTTATGTTCAAGGAGATAGCTACACTAAAGAAATGATTAAAGTATTATAACATGGGAGCATTTACAACAGCCGCAGTAGGCACGGGAATAACTTTAGCTAAAGTAGCAACAGCAGCTAAAATAGCTGCCGCTGCGACAGCTGCAGGAGGTTCTTTTGTTAAAGCAAAAAAAGCCAGTAAAGCGCAAAAAAAAGCTGAACGAGCAGCAGATGATGCATTAGCTGATGCTAGGAAAAGATTAGATGTAAACTACTTAGAAGGTCTTTCAATACCTAAAGAGGCTTACGAGTTAGAGCGTGAGGCTTTACTGTCTTCAGGGGCTCAAGCTTTACAAGCAGGTGTAGAGGGCTCAACAAGAGGAGCTGCCGCTACAGCGGGCAGGGTTCAAATGGCTCAACAACAAGGTCAACGAAGAGTGGCCTCTCAAATGGGTCAAGAGCTTTTTGGACTAGAAAAGTTAGCTGCAGGAGAAGACGCTAGACTGGCAGGATTACAAGCTGGACTTAGTTTTCAAGAACTAGAAGGACAACAAGAAGCCGCAACGTTAGCTCAAATACGAAAAGAGCAGCAAACTCAAAGAGGAATTGAAGGCATAGGAGAAACTATAAAATTAGCTGGTTCGTCTATTCCTGAATATATGCCTGATGCAGCAACTAGAAGTACAAACAAACTAACTAGACAGTTTAATAGAGCTCAAAGAAAAGGAGATATAGGCTCGGATGTTACAATAGGAGAGTTTGGAAATATTAATCCTATTACATCATATGCGCCAGGATACGACCCTAATTTAGGGCAAGCTTACGGGGATTTTTATACAGATGATTTTTCTTCTGTTTCTTACGGACAAAACCCTAGAGATTTTTTTAGTGCAATGAATCCGTTCGAACAAAAACAGTATTTTAAAAACAGATAATATTTTATGGCTACAAAAATAGGATTTAAAGCAAAGCCATTAATTGACTCTGGAGGAGTAGATTGGGTGTCGGTTACTAGTGACGTTGTTAAAACGCTCACACAACAAGAAGAGGCTAGAGAGGCTACTCGTGTAAAAGGACAAGAGGATTATGCCGCTGACGTAAAAAAAATGGTGGAGACACCATTAGGGCAAGACGCTGAAGCAAACGAGTGGCTTACTAATGGTATTAGTTCTATAACCGGGTCTGCTGGTATGGACAATAGATTGTGGAGGTCAGGAGCTTTAAGCACTAAAGACTATATGCGTAATCGTGCCAACAGAACACAAGGAACAGATTTAGTTTTATCGGCTTACAAAACGTATAATAAAAATTATGATGCTGTGATGGAAGGCATTGATGATGGGTCATTAGCTAAAGATAAAATGTTATTTCTTAAATCTCAAGCAGAAAGTATGTTTGATTTTGGAAAAACAGGCTTATATATTAACCCATTAAACTCAGAGATTAATGTAGCTAAAAAAGAATTGGTGGATGGCGCTTATGTTATGAGCGACAATCCTAATGAGTTTTTAAATGCTAGTGAGCTTATGCAGGCGGCATCTGCAATGTATAAAGGATTTGATGCTGATAAAGCAGCAGCTACTTTAGCTGAAGGTGTAGCTAAAACTATATTAAGAACTGTTGGAGGCACGGACATAATAGAGGCTTATAGAGCGGTAGAAGGATTAGGTTCAGATGAGCAAAGAAAACTAAACGAAGCCAGACTAGACCAGGTTAGAAGCATACTTAATGATGAAGATGCGGGTGCATATCTAACAGACACATTAAATGAAGGGTTTTCTTTTACAAAAGACCCAAATGAAGCCGCTACAAAAAATAAAGAAATGTCTAAAATGATTTTGTTAAATCAAGACGGCTCAACTAGTCTTAGTAAAGAGCAAATGGATTATGCGGTAGATAAGTTTGATACGTTGCTAGAAGTGTATCTTCCTAAAACTAGAAAAGAAAAGATAGTTAAGGAATCAGATAAAAAAACAATAACTGAAGGTGGAAAGTTAGGGCAAACCGTAACTGCTTTAGCTGAAGTACAATCTGCTGATACAATTGAAGGTAGAAAAATAGCAGCAGCTAACGTAGCTGGTAATTCAAATATAATAAAAATTGTAGAAACTCCTGAAGAAATATTAATAACAAGACAGGCTTCTACAAAAGATGCAGAACCAGTAACAACCTCTTATCCTAGGGGAGAATCTACTTTTGACTGGGTCAAGGGGTCGGCATCAGGAATTACAGGTATTAAAGATTTAGAAACTGCTTTAAAAAACTCTAGCCTTACAGAAGGAATGGTAGCGTTTCCAATAACAAGTACAACTACATTATTTGAAAGAACAACACCTCCTAAAAAGAAAGGTGGTCTTCAAAAGTTTAATGAGCAAATAGATTCAGACTTTAGTAACATAGAAATTGAAGGGGAGCAACTTATTACAAAAGCTGACTTTGAAGATGATGATACTGTTATTGGCAAATTAACCCCACTAGCAACTAAGTATGGAATTAGACTGGTAAATCCATCCAATTATAGTGAGTCAATAAAATTTTTATTTGGTTCAGGAAATAATCTGATTGACCAAACAATTGAGTTTAATGACACGACCCCCGATGGTCTTTTAAAATCGTTAAAAGGATTTATAAAAAGTAGCAAAGATGCTGAAGAGAGATATTTAGCATTAGATACAGAGAAAAAAAATAATGGAGAATTAGACGATTAGTATGGAAGAAATACAAAAACTATATGATGTTTTAGTTAGAGATGGTTATTATACTAAAGCTTTTGAAGAGTTTACAACTCAGTTTCAAGACCCTACATACCAAGATAAAGTTTTTGGTGCTGTGTCTCGTGATGGTTTATATACAAAAGACAAAGAGTCTTTTATAAATAAATATTCTTTAAAAAAAAAAGACCTTCCAGAAAATACGGTATTACCATCGGGAGATGGTTTATTGGAGCAACCTACACTTACACCAACTCCTGAAAGTACACTTCTTGATACTCCAGACTTTGATACAGACCCTAACATTATTAGAGAAGTTCCTGTTCAATCTGGTGTTGAAGGCTCAAATACCTTGGAAGAACCTATTCCAGAAGGAGAGATTACCCCTGATAAAATGGGTAGAACTGAGGAGTTCTTAATTCCTGAGTTAGAATATTACTATGAAGACCAAGGATTTTCTTTTGAAAAAGCAGACTCGTTTGGAGATGAAATAAAAGTTACTGCTGACAATAAAGAAACATTAAACGTAGAGGTTGATATGTTTTTTGGAAACAAAGCTAAAGAAGCAAAAAAATTAAATGACTTTATTGAGGCTAATAAAATACAGTCGCAAAAAATTAAGTCTATAGAGGATGGGTATCAAAATAATAAAATAAAATTTAAAACAGATGAAGAAATTAAACTTGTTCTCTCTCAAATTAATCAAGAAGCAAATAATTTTAATGTTGAAATAAAAACATATCTAAATGATAAATCAGCTTTAGACGAAGAGCGTTTGGCTATTGATGCAATGACTACTAAACAGCGCATAGCTAACACAGATTACATTAAAGAATATAATAAAAAATACAAGGAGCTAAACAAACAGTTAAATATTTTAGCCAAAACAGAAGAAGGATTTACCAAAAGACAAAACAGATTGAATCAATCTATTGGTGAGTACTACGATATGAGAACTGAACAGGGGAGTTACTCGTCAGCTATACCAATGAAGATTGCTAGTGGGCAAGGAAGAATAATTGCCGGTGAAGTTGATTTAGTTTCTCAGCTTATTATATCTGCTAGCTCAGATGCAGGTTTGGGACCTAATGCTTATCGTTTAGAGTTTATTAAAAGAGCTATAGAAAAAGGTCAAGAAGTTACCGAAGAAGTTTATAAAATGTCTCCAGAAGAATTAAGAAATTATTTTTCTAATGTTTCTAGAATTGAAGATATAACTACTCAATCTACAACTGGTAAAACAATTAAACTTGATGAAAAAAAAATAACCTTTGGAGAGGATATAGAAGCTGAAGTTTTTGATTACGCTAAAAAATATGTTAGAGGAAAAGTAGACGGTGAAGGTCTTAATATGTTAGAAGACATTCGTAAAGGTCCTATGAAAACTTTAAAAGGTTTAGACGTAACTGAACAATGGATTAAAGCCAAACAAGAAGGTTTTTGGGGTGGCTCTATATTAGGTCTAGCCGAATCACTACCAGCTATGGTAGCTGGATTTGGAGGTAACTGGGCTAAAGCAACTGCCGACATGATGGCTCTTACGTCTGATTTTTTAGACGAAGAGATGTCTAATAATCCTGAGTTTGACAACATATCTGAAAATGAAAAAAATGCTTTTAAACTTCCAGTGGCTATGGTCTCGGCTGTATTAGAAACTTATGGGTTTAGAAGTGTTTTAAAAAATACAGGCTTAAGAAATTCAATCTTAATGAAAATCTTAGGCAAATCAAAAAAAGATTTAACAGGTGTTCCTTTTCAAACTTTAATAAGAAATGAAGTTAACTCAAGATTAAAAAAAGGTTCTCTTAGATTAGTTGGTGGTGCTTTAGTAGAATTTGAAACTGGTGCTGCTCAACAAATAGTAGAGATTGGTGCTAAAGAAATTTTTAATTCTGTAAAAGAAAAAGATTTATTTCAAACTCCTGAAAGTTTTGCAGAGGGCTTGGGACAAGTGTTACGGTCAGGAGCTCAAGAAGCGGTGGGTGGTTTTATTATGAGTGTTCCTGGAGCTATAGGTGCTGCCATTCAGGAAAAAGATTTTACTAGTATAGACAATAATTTATACGAAATATTTAGAAACATTAGAGCTGACAGTAAATTTAGAACTGCTTTTGTTCAAAAAATAAAAGGTCAAATTGCTACTGGAGAAATAACAAAAAAAGAAGGTGAAAAACAAATTAGTGATTATAATAACGCAATTGCTCTTTCAAATAAAATACCTATTAACACTCCTGTTGAACAAGAAAAAGTTCTTATGGGATTACTCCTTCGTAAAAAAGAACTCGATGATGTAATTGATAAAAGCGATGATATACTTGTAGAAAAACAAAAAGAAGAGTTAGAAATAATAAAAGACGAAATTAAAAAAGTACTTGAAACCACAATTACCCCCCCAATAAAAGAAGAAATAGTCGATAAGATTACTGTTAACGACCCAGATGAATTTTTTACTTTTCAATATAAATCAGAAGAAGAAATACCAGATTCTCTTAAAGAAATAGAACCTAAAAGAAAAGGAACTATCGAAGTAAACGGTGAAAACTTTATAAGATTAACATATAATGGACAACAATTATTAGATTCTGGATTTGCATCTTCACCTCAAACACAACAAAATAACGAAGTATCTTCTCCCCTTGAGACAGAACAAGAAAAAGAGCAGGCTGTAGATATTGAATCATTTTTTGGAGAAGAGGTAGAAGAAACCACAGAGACAGTAACAGATAACCTGTCTATTAACAGGGGTAAAAAGAAAGTTACCAAATCAGCTAAAGTCTTAGGAACTGAAAACACCATTATTAAAATAGCACAGCGTGGAGCTAAAGCCATATCTAAACTACTACCTAAAACTAGAATTATTCTTCATGAAACAACAGAAGAGTTTGAGAAGTTTGCCGCTCCAGGGAGAGGTGAGTATAAAAAAAGCGCTGATGTTATTCATATAAACCTAGAGAAGGCATCTATAACGACAGTGCCGCATGAAATATTCCACGCTGTATTTTTAAACAAAGTAAAAACAAACTTAGAAGCTGCTAAGTTGGCTGAGACAATGATGAAGTCTGTAAGGAAAGCGTTACCAGCTACTAACGAATTAGCTATACGAATAGATAAGTTTGCAGACAAATATAAAGACAAGCCTAATGTTCAAAACGAAGAGCGTTTGGCAGAGCTTATAGGTATACTATCGTCAGAATATAAAACTCTAACTAAGCCTAATAAAAACAAAGTAGTTAAGTTTATAGAGAACTTAGCTAAAAAGTTAGGAGTTGATTTAAAAATATCAGAGTTTATTAAAACAGATGAAGATGTTATAGACCTACTCAATACCCTGGCAGGAAAGGTTGCTACTGGTGAAGAGCTGGTAGAAACAGATGTGCAAACTTTAGAAGAGTTAGATAACGGTACTAATCCTGTAGGTTCTCCTACTGAGATTAGAATACCTAGTCCTAGACAACAAATAGACTTTAAAGAGTCCTATCCTTTATCTTTAGTTACTCCCGATAAAAGCTTTGATTTAATATCTCTTATAGAAGAAATAAAAAGTAAAAACGAAAAGGTTTGGTTCTGGGTAGCGGACCAATTAGGCTCGGGTATTTATAATGGTATTACTTTAGATGCAGGACCAAGTTTTCCGTATGGTAGTGTCAAAGTAAACGAAGATGCTATATGGGCTACATCTATATCTGAAAAAGATATACAAAATAAATTAAAAGATGCTGATTATATATTTATAATGAGTGGCTCTCCACAACAAAGTAAATTATTTAATAAAAAAGTTTATGATGTATTTACTAAAAATCTTGGCGACTATAAGACATTTAAACAACAAGCATTAGAAACAAAGCCAACTAAAGCTTTACGAGAGGTTCTAGAGGCTCATGATAGTTGGGAATCTCTTAAAGAAGACAGCTCTGTAAATAGAGCAGCTAATGCAAAAAAAGGTATTAAAGGTAAAATAGGAACAGGAAGAAAAAAGTTTCTACAAGCTTTAATTTCTACTGAAAAAACAAAAACAACAGCCTTTCATAAACTAATACAATCTTTTGATGGTTATGTAAGTGTAGAGGAACTTAGAGACGGATTTTACAAAGAGAACGATTTTAAACAAAACGATATTATGTTGGTTTTAAAGCCAACAGGATATTCTTTAGAGTCTAATCACTCTACATACGATAAAGAAATTTTAGGAGAAGTAATAGGTGTTCCTGATGTTAAGGTAGATGCGTTTGATGTCATGCCTCAAGAAATTGCAGATAAATATGCAGGAAAGCCAAGGACAGAATTATCTCAAGCTATAGCTCCTTTTGGTAGTGGTATCAGAAAAGTTACTCCTGAAAGATTAACAAGGCAGCAAAGAAATACTGAGGAGTATATTTCTGAAGGTAGAGACGCTGGGTTTAAGGATACAGTTATCGTTGATTACTTGAGCAGAGTTAGAAAAGTTTCTATGTCTGAGATTAAATCTTCAATGGAGATTGTGTCTGAAGGACTAGGAGCTCTCCCGTCAAGCTTTAAAAACATTGACGGAGGTGTTAAGGCTGGATTAAAACTATTCAAGAAAATTGACAAGAATGTTATTAAGCCGGAAAATAAAAAGAAAAAACCATTAGCTCAATCTCAAATACTTGAGAAGGCTATTGAGTATATGCAGAAACAGCCTGAATATAAAAACGAATCTGATTCATATAAGGTTTCTGGTGAAACTAAATTTAGAAAAGGTTTATCTACACAGCAAATGTTAATGGAGATAGACCTACAAAAAGTTTTAGGTTTAAGACCAACACAGAATATGTCTCGTAAATTGGCTCTGGCTAGAGTTGCTGTAAAGCAAAGAGTAAAAGGCATCAAAGACATTCAAAAAGTTAAGACTGAGTTAAAGAACTTTATGCGGAAATCTTTACCTGCACGAGTCCTTTTAAGTAAAGACGCTCAAAAAATGTTTAGATACATAGAGCGTGTTACTCCAGACTTTATGCAGTCAACACAATCACAAGGAGCAAAAATTGATAATGTTTTTAAAGAAATAACAACATTTGTAGCTGAAGAAAATAATAAAATTCTTAATAATCAAATAGAATCAATATTAAAAGGAGTTTATTTAAAAGTAGTAAGCAACAAGGTAGTTGCAAAAAAAATAGATGCAATTACCAAAGAAAAAATAGACCGCATAAAAGAAATGCTACCTAAAAAGGGGATAACTCCTGAACAGATAAATGAAGTTCAAGCCAAATTAACTGATGAATTTAATGGATTAGCTAATGAAATAGCAGGAAAAGAAAATCCTGATGAGAGTATACTTGATAAAATGACTGAGCTTCAAATAGCGATATCTTATGCTAACGCATTAGTTCAATCAAATTCTGACCCAATTAAAACACAAACATTAGATGATATTTATAGTCAGCTACAGTCTTTAATTGAAATAGGAAGTTCTAATTTAAAATTGCAAATAAAAAATCAAGCTAAAGAATATAGAGCTCAAATGGCTGCTATGTACTATGACATAACAGGTGTCAAACTAGACCCTGAAGATAAAGATTTTAAAAAATCATTGGACAAAGTAAGAAACAAAAGATATACAGAGAAAGAAACTAAAGAGAGAGATAACAGAATAAAGTCAGCAATCAAAAACACTTTCAGAAAAATTGAAACTACAATTTTTGGGAGTGCTGAAGCATTAACTGGTTTAATGAATAGAATATCTTCTTTACCTGGAGAAATGATGGGCGGTATATCTAACCAACTTGTAACAGAAAAAATTAATGATTCAACCATAAAATACAAAAGACGAATGCTTGCTTTTGATATTATGTTCCAGGATAAATTAAAACAGTATTACGGAAAAAACTGGAAAAAGAAAGCACGGTTGTTTAGAAAAAGCACAGAAACATATAAGATTACAGAAGAGAGAGGGGAGTATAATAACCTTACTCAAGACCAGATGTATTATTTATATAATCAATATAAAGACTCTGCATCTCATCCAGCTTTTAAAAATATGTTTGGTGAAGACTATGTAAAAGTTATGCAGAATCTAACCAAACAATTAAAACCTGAAGTTAAAGAATTTGCAGATTGGCAAGTGAATGAATATTTCCCTGCAGTTTATGATTATTATAATGAGGTATATAAAGATATTTATAGAACTAATATGCCTCAAAATCAAAATTATGCTGGAAGAATTTTTAGAGAAGGAATAGCTCCTGAACCTCTAAGTCTTTTAGCTAATACAAGCACCTTTAACACTCAGGTAACTGCAGCGTCAATAATGATTAGAAAAGATTCTAAAGAAAAAATACAACCTATTAATGGTACAGATGCTTTAATCGGATACACTAGAGAGATGGAATATTGGGCGGCTTACTCAAGACCTTTAAAAGATATACAAAAATTATTTGGAAAAGGTTCTCCTGTAAGTCTGGCTATTGAAGAAATACACGGAAAAAACATACAAGAATATATAACTGAAGTTATAGAAAAAATTGCCGGAAAAGGAATTCAACATTCTTTTGTTGATGCGATTGTGAATAAAATGACAACCTTGTTTGTAATGGCTAGGATTGGTTTAAGCCCACTTATTACAATAAAACAGCTTACCTCTGCTCTAACATACTCTAATGACATAGGTATTGTAAATTGGCTAAAATATTCTGCTAAAAATTTACCAGAGCTAAGAAAAGTATTTAAAGAAATAAGCGATAACTCTGTATATATGAAAGACAGAGGTAGTCAAACTATTTTAAGTCAAATAGAAACATATGCAAACACCAAGTCTCCAATAGCTACAGATTGGCTTCCCGACAGAGCTTTAGATTATTTAATGAATGTTGTAATGTATTCTACAAGATTAGGAGATAGAGGGGCAATATATTTAGGAGGTTCTGCTAACTATTCATATTATAAAGACCAATTTAAAAAAAATAATCCTGGAGCTACTGAACAGCAAGCAATAGACTATGCTATAAAAAAGTTTGAAAGAGACACTAAAGAAACACAACAGTCTTCCGACCTTCAGGATAAAGATGTTACACAAAATTCAGGGGCTCTTGCTAGAAGTCTTAATATGTTTATGACTACTCCTAAACAATATTTAAGAAAAGAAATTATTGCAGCTCGAAACTTGTATCGTAAAACAGCTGCTTGGGATAGAAAAGCCGGGAAAGGAACGCTTACAGAAAACTTTAGACAGCTTTTAACTTATCATGTATTTATGCCTGTGTTTTTTCAATGGGTTTCATCAGGGTTTCCAATATCTGATTGGGATGATGAAGACTCATCTGATATGATGAGAGCTTTACTTGTTGGAAATTTAAATGCATTATTTATAACTGGAGACTTAATAAAAACCGGAGCTGATTATTATCAAGGCAAGCCTTGGTATAAAGAGACGACTACACTTCCTATTCTTTCAACATGGTCAAATATCCTTTTTAAACATGAGGAATATATTAAAGAAAAAAACCCCCTTAAAAAAGCAAAAAAATTAAATGACCTTATTGTAGAATCTCTTATGGTACTCGGTTTACCTGCAAAAAATTTAGAAAAATTTATAGAAAACTATCCTAAACTTTCACAAAGTGAAGACTTCCCTGAGTTTATGCTAAGACTATTAAACTACTCTAAGTATCAGATAGAGGGTAGACCTAAAAAAGGTGGAGGTAGAAAGAAAAAGTCTATGTCTATGACGGAGATGAAGAAGTTCTTTCCTGATATGTATGAAGAGATAAAAGGAATGGAAAGCCCAGGATTAAAACAGTTTGAAAAAGAAATGCGGGAGATGGAAAAAGAAATGTTAGAGTCAATGTATCAGTAATTATGCCTTTTAAAAGCCAAGCACAAAAAAGATATATGTATAAAAACCTCCCTGAGATAGCGGCTCGATGGGAAAAAGAAACCCCCAAAGGGACAAACCTTCCCGTAAGAGTTGGTAATAAAATTAAAGCCCCGTCTTTACTTAGAACAAGAAGACTTAAAACTAATCTGTTAAAGAAAAGAAATTAAAGAATAAAATGATATATAGCGTACCAGAGTAGTGCGTTTATCATAAATACAATCATGAATTCTTTTTTAGGCTCTGACATATTTAAAAGGTTTTTTATCAATATAATGTAACATTAGCTCTCCCGTGGCTTCACACCAGTTTGCTTCCCCCTTAAGACCTTCTATAGGAATATATAATATTCCATCTATACAGGACCATATCATTACAGCGCTTAATCTTTTATCTCTTAGTTTTATTATTTTACGTGCCTCTACAGACAGTGGAAATGAATCTTTCATTTGAGTATCTAAGACTTTTATCTCAGCATATCCAATCAAAGATTTGTTGTCTCCTAATATCCTAAAGTCTACATCGCTAGGGCTAAGTTTTTTGTAACCATGTCCAGTTCTTTTTAGATACATTTCAATAGCCGATTTTTCTTTCTTTAAATCTTGGTCTTTTTCAAATATCATAATTCCATTAAACAATTTATTGCAGTATGTCCGCCTAGTATTACGCCGCATCCAATTGCTTGCTTCTTAAAGTTTTTTGCGTATGCCGCAGCATATGAAGTTCCATCCACTCCGCAGCCCACCTGAGTTCCGAAGACCTTAAAATTTCTTCCAACCGACCACATTGTGTAACATTGAGTATGGATATGTCCTTGAACAGTACTCATCATATCATTCTTCGATTTTGTACTAGCTGTGCCGCCTTCGCCGTGTACATATTGAACATTGTCATAAACAACACGCTCAGTCCAGTTCCAATTAGTCCCCAGTACTTCATTGTATGATTTAATCCAAGCACTAGGAATGTCTGATGTTTGTGCCTTACGCATCACCATTCTATCGTGATTTCCAATCAGTACGTCTGCTACAGGGAATGCATCACTCCACCTTTTAACAGCTTTAATCGCATATTCAAGCTCATCCAAGCCTCCCATCGCATCACTTGATGTCTCATGATAGCTCGTGTAGTGGTTGTCTATTATGTCTCCTATGTATATTACTTGATTGCATAAGTATTTAGAGTAAGTCTCCTGGCAAAACTCCAAGTATCCTTTCAGTTCAAACGGGGCGTGTATGTCTCCAATTACAAGAATACGCCTCTCATCCGTGTTTAGATTGTCGTAGGCTATTTTCTTATCGCCTTTAAGTCTAGGTCTAAAATCTTTAAATATCATTTTGAACAGATTCTAATACTAACTTTAAATTTTTTATTAATTTATTAACCTCTTGTTTTAGTTCAGGGAATTCCTCATCTATTAAGTGTTCATAGATTTGGTTTGAAGAGTTGTGGATATCATTCATTATAAAATTGATATTCTGTACTCTTTTACTTTCAAAATATTTCATGCCATTTTTATTAGTCCATATGGTATAGGAGTTTTTCTCCTAACTTATTATCTACTTTTTTGATGGCGTGGTATAATTTTTTAGATTTTCTTTTAGTTTCTTCTTTATGTGTTTTGAGGGTTTCTTTTCCCATGTTACAATACATATCAGCGTCTATCTCTAAAAGAGTATCAATTTTTTTCTTAATACTCCAAGAGGTAAAGCCTAAAATTTTATCTATATCTTCTATGTTGTAATTCATAATATTATAAAGTTATAAAAAAAAATCCGTAAGTTGCTAAGAATCAAACAAAAATGTTTTGGTCTTCAAGAGTATAAATTTTTTCAGCTACAAATAACTGAATTATTTTTTCATTGTATTGGTCTGGAATTTTCAATACTCCTCTATGTATTTTAAGCATCAAATCTCTTCTTTCCCTATCTCTTTCTATTAAAGTTTTGTTTTGTGCTTTTAAAAAAGTAAGCTCTTGATATATTGTTTGGTCTGGCTTTAAGTGTGGAATTATTTTTCTTAATTCTTCTAAAGCTTTGTTATATTTTTCTGAGAAATTAGCGTCTGTTTTTACTAAGATATCTGCTGATTTGCAATTATGAAGTACTGAAGAATGGTCCTTTCCTTTATACTTAGGTCCTGCCCATAACTTTCCTATATCACTTAGGTTTAAGTTTGTAGTATCTCTAATTAATTTCATAGATATTGCCCTGTAATCTACAAGGTCTCTCCCTCTATAGCTAGGGTTTTTTAAAACTTTACAGTCAAATTGTTCTTTCATTATTGTTACCACTGCTTCAATAATGTTTTCTTCTTTTTTAGTCATTTTATTATTTTATTTAAGTTATATAAATCTAAGTATTCATCAGAGGTAATATTATATATTTGAAAAAAATAAGGGCTTTCCCCTTTTTCATATATAAATTTAAGTGAGAAATAAACAGGCTCTTCTAATTCAATCACTCCTCCAATTGATTGAGACCTTTTGCTTTTTTCTTTTATTTGCGAAACAGCAGACTCTATTTTTAATACAATTAAAGTAGCTAACTTTAAATCTAAATCTTCTAATGTTAATATTACAGCTTCATCTAATTCATAAAAATTTTCAACCTCTGTATATTTCTGTAATAAGTCCATGTTCTTTTAATTCTTTTAATCTATATTCCTGGAGAGGCGACAGCTTTCCTTTTTTTGTTTTTACTTCACTAAATATTACATCACAGTTGGGAGGTATAGCAATTATATCTGGTATACCATTCTTATTTGTTTTTATTAGCTTTAGAACGTAATATCCTTTTTTCTCTAACTGTTTAATTCTTTTAGACTGAATGTATTGCTCAGTCATAATTCTATTTTGAAATTTTTTAATATATCATTAATCTTATCTTTTACAGAACCACTCCTGTTGTACCAATTACCTTGATAATAAAGCTTATACACTTCACATTCTGATAGAGGTATGTCTGTGGTTTCATCATTATGCTCGTGATGTACAAAGATAATAAAAGATTTCCCTGTGTGCCAGCTATCGCAAAGTCGCTCTAACATAAGTCTTTGACCTGTTGACATCTCACTACCCTTATATTTTACTTCACCGAGTATTAATACTTCATTCTTAAACTCTAAAACAAAATCAATATCAGACGGGTGAATCTTTCCCCATTGTACTCCCTCAAAATCAATCCCTTGTTTTCCTTGATTGCTGTTATTTAGTAGTCCCATAATTATAAATTTAATAAATTTTTTCTAAAATGTGATAATGTATAGTCTTTTTTATTAATTACAGCCTTATATATATCTTCTTCTATTCCGTCTACAGAAAAAATCCAGTACACATTATTTTCAAGCCGTTCCTTAGTTGTCATCCTGTCTCTAGACTGCCAATAACTCGTAGCACTAAAGTCAATATTATAATACACCAAGCACTCTGCTTGTTTTAAACTTATTCCTTCTCTTCCGCTAACTATCTGAAGCGCAATATTTTTATTAGTTTCTTCAAAAACACTTATCTCCGTAGTTAGAAGGTCTCCGTAGACGCATTTTAAAGCCTCTAATTCAGCTTTAAATTTATAAAAGATACCAATCTTCATTCCATTAAATCTATTGCGTATAAACTTAGCTTTTGAATAGTCTAAAACTATAGATTTTCCTTCCTCAAATTTAACAGTTCCTGAATAAATCTGATGTAATTTCATCATAAGCTTTACAGGTGTATCTGCTAATATAACATCATCATCATAATACTCAATAATTCGATTCTCTAAAAGTTCATGCGCATGCTCATAAGTTATGTCTTCCATATGTACTTTAAGAACAGTTTCTTTAGTTTGTGTTTTAAATCCCGCCTCTTTTTGAGAGTAAGCTATCATATATGGCTTCATTGCCTCCATAATAGTTGGAAGACCATGGGAGTAATCTCTTATTTGCATCCCATTAATGGGTTTTATTGTTATATTGATGTGCTTGTGAGCAAACTTATAGAAATTTGTAAACTCTCTAAATGGATTTTTAGGTATTCCATATACCTGATGATACATCTGACTGTACGACTCAGGGGTTGGAGTTCCAGAGAGAAGGATAACTTTAGCTTTACTTTTTATTATACGCATTTTTACATCTCTTGCCCTTTTACTTGGTTTAGCTAGTTTACCCATTGAATGCGCCTCATCTACAATTATAACATCCCATTCTAATTCATAAGATACCTTATGAAGACTCTCATAATTTATGGTATGTAAAAAAAAATTTGGCTCTAACATATTATAGTCTCTATCTATAGAAGAAATAGCTTTCTTTTTTGTAATAAACAAAACCTTCTTTGCTTTTAATTTAGTAGCAATACATAGCGATGTAAGAGTTTTTCCTGTACGAACCTCCATCGCAAGATATACAAATCCATGTTGATTTATAATGTCTGTAGCTTTATTTACTATTGACTCTTGATAATCTCTTAATTTTATCATAATATTTAATTTTAATTCTTAGCGTTGTTATCCTTACTACCTTATCCCACTCTTTTTTAGACTTAAAGTATAGGTACATATCTTTTAGTGTCTTATCATTAACCTCTTGATTAGGATTGTAAATAAAATAACTATTAGTTGTTTCAATAAAATTATTTATAGAAATTTTATTTACTATTACATCATATGAGTTTCTCATTGCTATGTCTATATGAAACTTCAAAACGGAATGTCTTGTTGTTTCTCGATGGTTTTAATTAATATCCATCTACCAATGGAATCTCTTCCCTCTTCTGGTGCAATTCCCTCTTTGAATAAACAATATGCTACCAACCACTTATAAAACTTAGTTCTGGTTACCGCATTCCTTGCTCTAGGTCCGTAGTCAGGATACTCGTGAATAAAGTCTTCATATAACTCATTCTTATAAGATTTTCTTCCAACCCTTAGTCTAGTGTTATGTAAAGCGCCCTCAATAAGTCCACACCATTCTATAAAATCATGACAGGTTCCCGATGAAAGCTGTCTCACTTTAAGGTTTACAAACTTACTCTGCATAAGTCCTTTGTTTAAATACAGTTGTAAGCATGAAATCATATAGTTATCAAATTGACCCCATTCTTCTGTATCCCAATCTACAAAGAACATATTTCCAAATTCATCTTGAGGCGTATGTAGTTTGTTGTAATGTTGAAACAACTCTAACTCCCACTTTCTTCTAGCAAAAGAATTTCCCGCACCTTTTAAGGCATAGTTCGTTGTAATTATAATTTTCGGAGACTTACTGAAAGGTATTGTGATGGCATCTTTATTTTTCTTTTCTAAAGTTAATCCCTCCGTTACAACACTAAACAGTCTTTCAAAATCAAAATATTTTTTTACATCATCAAAACAAAGTATCTGTGTGTCCGCTGAAACTAATTGATATGCAAAAGAGCGTTCAAAAGTAAAAGACTTTCCATCTATAGTCACAACCTTTTTCATTTGAGATAAGGCATTTTTAAACACACCCTTACCTGTTCCTCCTTCGGGATTGTCTGAAATAATTTCATCATTTAAAACTGCTGCGGGACAATAAGATAGATTCTTATGTCCGTGAAGCAAAAATCCAATGGTAGATTCCATAGAAGCTGTCCTGGAAGTGTCCTTACTACAAATATTATTTATAAATGTTTTATAATCACATTTTACTACATCTTGAGGTTTAAAATTTCTATTTATAATATGGTCTTTCCAAACATATCCTCCAAGGTCAAGATAATTAATTGACTTAACCTCATCTTTTGTTATTCTAACCGCACAGTTGCTATAG